TTATAAAGGAAGATTCATACCTAAGCAGCCATTAAAATATGCTGGTGATCCGAATAATATAATATATCGTAGTTCGTGGGAACTTAAGATGATGAGGTATTTCGATAGTCATCCAGATGTATTACAATGGAGTTCAGAAGAACTAGCAATACCATATCTTTCTCCGGCTGATAATAGAATGCACAGATACTTTCCCGATTTTATCATACAAATGCGTGATAAGAATGGTGAAATATTAACTATAATGATTGAAGTTAAGCCTTTTATTCAGACTATGGAACCTAGGAAGAATCCAACTCATCCACGTAGATATATCAAAGAAGTTTTTCAGTATGGAATTAATCAGGCTAAATGGAAAGCTGCTAATGAGTATTGCAGAGATAGGAATTGGCAGTTTAAGATTATGAGCGAAAAAGAGATAGGCATCAAGTAATGGCTCAACTATTTACTGACATTCTTGAACAGGGTAGGCAGAACTTTGCTAGACCAGGATTTATAGATTCGCGTGACTGGTTTCGCGAGACTGCTAGATCCATTTCGAGGATAAACGAGAATAAACTGATTAATAATAACGCTGAACTCCAACGGCGTATTCCAATGCCGGGATATATGTATATGTTCGTGTATGACGCAAAGCATAAAGATACGCTCCCATACTTCGATAGGTTTCCTCTTGTGTTTCCATTCTCCGTGCAGAACGATGGATTCATGGGAATAAACATGCACTATCTTCCACATCTTCTTCGTGCTAGGTTAATGGACTCACTATACAACTTAGCGACTAATAATAAATTCGATGAAAAAACTAGACTGAGAATGTCATACGACCTTCTTAATAGTGTTTCTAGAAGCAAATTAGTTGCACCGTGTGTTAAGAAATACTTGTATTCTCATTTAAGAACTAGGTTTCTTTTAGTACCATCAAATGAATGGGACATTGCTTTATTCCTACCACTTGAAAGATTCAACGTAAATAAGAGAACCGTCTTTAACGACTCTCAGAAAATGACAAGAAGACTATAATGGCATTCAACATAAAAGACATGACGTCGGCTATCAATAGGAGAGGGGGGCTCGCGAAGCCTTCCCACTTTTACGTTATGATCTCGAAGGTGCCTAAAGCACTTCAGGGAATGAGTTACCCAAAGGAAGCACACTTTTTCTGCGACACCGCAGCGCTTCCTGGATTTAATTTCTCAACACAAACAGTTAAGCCAATTGGTTACGGAACTAGTGAAAACAGACCACACGACACCTCGTTTAATCCAGTCGAAATGTCATTCTTAGTAGACTCAGACGGTAAGGTTCTCGACTTCTTTCAGAAGTGGATATCAATGGTCTATAACTTTAGTGTTGATCAGGGCGGAGTTATGCAAGGGTCTAACCTAGCTTACGGCGAGTTTGCTTATCCAGAAGAATACGAAGGTGTTATCGAAATTCACTTCTTAGATCCAGTCGGCGGCCCTAATGGTCGCGAGATAATGAAGTATACATTAACAAGAGCTTTTCCAATGACTCTTGGAAACATCAACGTTGGTTGGGAACAAAACGATACTCTCACCAGATTACCAGTAGCTTTTGCATATAACAATTGGGATACAAAAGCTATTCCGGCTTCGACTATGGACAGTGCCGAAGCGCAAAGACTTCAAGCTTCCAACAATGCAGAAAACCGATTTAACGCAGGCGGTTCTTTTGCGTTCGGATTAAACCTTCTTCAAAATGGTAGAAGAAACCCATCAGCGCTAATTTCAGGAATTGACGCGTTTGCATCATCACTTAGATAATGGAGTAATTTATGCCTTTACCAACTATTAAACACCCCGTATTCAAAATCAGCGTGCCATCTACTGGTGCACAGATTTCATATAGACCTTACACAGTTCAAGAAGAAAAGCTTCTTCTAATTATGAAGTTGTCTAATGATGTTGATGAGATTATAGGAACCATCAAGCAAATCATCAATAACTGTGTTTTTGAAGACATCGATGTTGAAAAATTCGCGATGTTTGACATTGAGTATCTTTTCTTAAACATTCGTAAAGTGTCGGTCAGTAACATTATTGAGTTAAACTATAGCGAAGAGATTGATAGTAAAGTGGTTCGCGTTCCATTTAGTGTTGATATTGAACAAGTGAAAGTCAAGTTTAATCCTGAGCATTCAAATACTATCAAGATTAACGAAGACATGGGGATTAAGATGAACTACCCCAGTGTGACTCACATGTTAAAACTCGAAGATATGATTCAGAAAGAAGAGTTTAATAGCTCTAAAATTGATGAATACATCTACGATGTATTCTTAGAATGTGTTGAATCAATTTATGATGCTGATAAAGTATACAATCGTTCAGAATTTACGAAAGATGAACTTAATCAATTCATCTCTTCGTTACCTGCTGATACGATGAATCATATTCGCAATTTTTTTGATACTCTACCATCATTAGAACACGAAGTTATTGTGGCTATGCCGAGTGGAGTTAATAAGACTGTTGTGATGAAGGGCCTAAAAGATTTTTTTATATTCTGACCGGATACAGTAGTATTTCGGTCTATTATAAAACAATGTTTTCTATGGTTCAACACCATAAATATAGTATGTCGGATTGGAATGATATGTATCCCTATGAAAGGGATCTTTTTATCGATATGTTAGCTAACTATATAGAAGAACAGAATCAGAAGAAGTAATAATGGCTATTAAACAGACAGGCGAACAGATTCTTGAACAGCTGATGCGCGAAGGTGGTCCGCGTGCACAACAAGCTGCTGCAGCGGCTATACAAGATCTGAAGATCGGTCTGTCTAAGACCATGAAAGATACGCTCGAGACTGCTCAAGCTACTGGAAAGATAACAAAACAAACCGCCGTATCTCAAAAAGAAGGCGTTGAGATCTCCAAAGTAGCTAATCAAAACATTAAAGACTTAAAGTCTGGGCAGAAAGAACTTATAACTCTTACTAAGCAAACTAATGGTTTTCTAAATAATCTATTATCTGCAAGCAATAAGTATTTTGAAAGCAATAATGAGTTTCTTCAAAACTTATTGTTAAGAAATTCACTTGATAGTAATAAACTAAACGATAAGTTGGAAAAGCTTTTTGATAAGCAAAATCGTATTCAACCTAGTCAGATTGCTCCTATTACAAATACTGGTAATGGTGGCGGTGATGATGGTGGCGGATCAACTATCGCAGATGCTGTTGCAAAAGCTATAGGATCCATCGCGGCAGCTTTCGGAACTGTGAAGACTGCAAAAGTAATTTTTGGTAGAGGTGCGGGTGCAGAACCAAAAGCCCCTACTCCCGCAGAAGAAGTACCAAAGCCAAAACCTAAGAGGGTTACTGGTGTAGAATCTGATACAAAACCACGAGCAACTGATATAGCAAAAAAGACAACACCTAAGGGGGTTACTGGTGTAGAATCTGATACAAAACCAACCGCAGCTGATAAAGCAAAAAAGACAACACCTAGGGTTAGTAGAGGTAGTGGAGCTGAACCAAGAGCCCCTACTCCCGCAGAAGAAGTAAGACCAGCACCAAAACCTCTAGTTAAAGAAAACGTTTATTATGATGAAAAAACAAAAAGATTTAAAAATCGTCTAACTAATAATTTTGTTAAAGATGCGGAGGCGACGGCTTTAGGTTTAAAGAAACCCGGAACTATAACCCGCGCGCCGGTCCCAACGCCCGAAACTGGTGTTGGCGTTGGTAAAGTACTTAAAGGTGCAGCTGCTCTTGGCGCAGCAGTTAATATTATTGCTGCGATGTATTCTAGTGGAGATCTTGCACAGGCTGAAGAAGCTAAAGGAAAAGTTCAAAAGCAACTCGCCAATGGTGAAATAACCGAGGATGAAGCCGTATTAGCATTTAAAGAAATCGATTTTTTCATAGCAGGAGTTCGCGGTCAAATCGCTGCTTATGAAGGTACTGTAGGAGCTGGAGCTGGTATAGCTGGAGGTATAGCTGGGGTGGCCGCTACCCCAGTTACTTCTCCGGTTGGCGGATTTGTAATTGGTACTGCTGTTGGAATGGCAACTGACGCGGGATTGCGGGCCGCAGCTGAAGCTACTGGAGCCAAACCAGTTTTAGAAGAGGTTGGTAAAGTAACTGGTGAAGTTGTTTCCGCGGGAGCTGCATTAACACGAAATGCACTCAGTTCTTTAACCGGGGGCTATATTTACTCAGACACCGAAGCCACTAAGAGAGATTTACTTACAGGAAGATTTACAGCAGAAGAGAATGCTGCACGTGCCGCGGCAGAAGAAGAATATCAGGCTGCTAATAAAGCTGCCCCTCAAGGTTTTAGAGCAAGGGCCGCGCTTGGTCTTAGCAGCGAAGAAGCAAAAGCTAGAGATGAGAGATTAGCTTTAGCTAAAGCTAATCGCGATAAAATCAATGCTGAAACAGAAGCTAAAAGGTTGGAGCGTGAGAAAATATACCAAGCTCAAGTCCAAGCTCAAGTCGAAAAACAAAGACTAAGCCAGCAACAAAATACAACACCAGTTGATACTGGCGATGATTCAGCAGAACCAATCGTAACTGTTATTCCAGCACAAAAATTAAATCAACAAACAATCGCCGCGGTTGACACTCCAACAAGCACTTCTTCAAATGTTACCATAATTAATCAAGGCGATAATACTACAGTTACAGGACAGGGTAACGCCGGAGGATCTAATCAAAGTTCCCCAGGCGTTGGTAGTCCTAGTGCTCCGAATAATCCTTTTGATGCAAGACTATACGGTAAAGCGGATAGGCGTAACGGGTTTTAATCTTTTGCCATCTTCTTGAAGAAACTCAAGTCATCGTCATCGTCATCTGATGAACTATTCCACGAAGAAGCTGCCGTCTCAACCTTCGGTGCGGTAGTAGCTTTTTGCGGAATTGGGAAAGCTTCTTCCTCTCTAGAATTAGGACCAGCCGCACGAGCAGCCTCAATACCTACACCAAGCGCTCGAGATAAACGCGCTTTGAGTTCATCATAAGACTTGAAGTTCTTAGGATCGACGAGTTCGGTAAGTGAGTACTCAGACTTCCAGACAGCTTCAAGCTTATCATCGTCGTTGAGCAATGGTGCCGGATCGTCAAACTCAGACTTATCGTAGTTCCGATAGCCTTCGACGTTGCGGATCTTCAACTTAAAGTTTGCACCTTCCCAAAGATCAAATGGGTTAATTGCTACTTCACCTTCAAACTGTGGGTGCATAGCCTCATTGATCTTATCGAAGATCTTCTTACCATACTTATACAGGAACACTTTACCCTCGTTTGCTGGGTTCGCAGTGTCTTTAACAACGTATACGTTTGAGTGATAGGCAAGTCGCTGCTTCTGTTTACGAGCAATTTCTTTGTCGGATTCTACACCCGAGTTCCAAAGCTTGTTATTGAGTTCAGCAACTGGATCGGGATTACCAAGAGTCCGCAGAGACTTTTCGATGTACCAACCACCATCGCCCTGAAAGCCATGATCCCAAATACGAACGAATGGAACGTCCTCGCCCTGAGGAGGAGGCAGGAAGCGAATGATTGCATATCCGTTGCCGGCTTTATCGACCTCAGGCTTCCAATAATTTTCTTCAGAAGAGTCCTGACGCTTAGTATTTAGTTTATCGATCTCGACAGTGAGTTTGTCAAATGCAGACTTACGATTCTGTTTAAGTGTATCGAACGATGTAGCCATTTTTTTATTTTCCATGATGTTACGTTGTTTACGACGATTGTGAGAACTTGTTCTTCAAGATCCCACGATATTTATCGTGATCATAAGTCAAGAAGGGGTGAAGCTTCTTACAATTCATCGCGATTTTAGGCCAGAGCACCGTGTCGGTGATCTGCTTGTTCCATCTACCAAAGAAGCGAACGCAGTCTTGGATGATGATGAAAGTCTCTTTGCTTATCTTTTTACGGGTTAACAACTTGAGAAGATGCGGGTAGTCTCCAGCCGGCACTTCAAAGTTCTTATCGAATTCTTCTAATAGATTATCTATATCACATTCAAACTGATATGTCAAGGCTTGTTGTCGTTTTATGAAGTTATTATAATTGAGATCTGATTGCGCACTAAACATATCACGCGAATAGAATTTAGAGTTCTCTGAAAAGTTTGATACAAGATAGGTGATTGGATCTTCGTGCTTTGACAATTTATAGAACATATACTTATCAGGTCGGATGTCGAGAGAGTGTTCAGTCACTCGAGTCTTTCCGCGATACATGTGATAATCGTAACTAGCTTGCGTGAAGTGCAAGTTGATCGCGTTGTATAGTTGGTAAGCTTCAAACTGGGTCATATTGGCAGACGTGCTGAAGTCCTCTTAACCATCTTTAGTGTTTCTGCTTCGAGTTGTATCTTTGACTTCATAGCAGAATTATGTTTAATGATCTCCGCCATAGTCTCTACTTCAAGATTATTCTTTTCACAATAAAATACGACTGCATCGATGTAATCGAGTGTTGTATTATTAACTAGAGTTTCAATCTCTTGGATCATCTCTAACGGAACTTTAAGATTGTTAATTTTCACTTGAAATACTCCTCAAACTCTGGTACTACGTCTAAGATATTTTGTCCACGCAAAACATCAAGTTTCTTTGTTAGGTCGACGAATTTAGGAAAGTGTTCGTCATGGTAACTCTCAGCATTCATAAAACTAGACACTCCATCTAGCAACGCAATGAATTGTAAAGATATAACCTCAGGTTGTTTATGTTTCGCCCAGTCTTTATACTCATCAAACTTCTTGTCAACTAGTTTTTTAAACTCGTCGGGTAAACACTTAACATTATAGTGACTAGGTTTATGGCACATATGGTGACTAATAATCTTCCTATATTGCTTTATCGTGTTGAACTTATTTAGCCCAGACTCTGTTAACTTCCACTTCATGAATTCAGGAAGATGAAGGATGTTAAACGGCGTTATAGTATATGCGAGCCAAGCTGATAAGTTTAGTCCTGGTGTAGAATCAAGTTTTTTTAGGTTCTTATACACCTGTTCCCAATTAGCCGGAAACCTCTGATAGTCGAATACTGCACCATAACCATCGATTGAAGCGCCGATCCGGATCTCTTTAAAGTTCTTCCAAATCTCAATCATCTTCTCAGTAACGTTGGTCAAGTTAGTGTTATACTCAATCTCTATTTCGTTAGCTCTACCTGAAGCAATGAGACGCTCAAGAGATTGAATGTGTTCTTCGATGATTAATGGTTCACCACCTACAATGTAGAACTTAGTCGCGTTCTTTGTATGCTTTTCAAATTGATCCCAATAGAAGTTAGAACCCTGAAACCAATCATAGTCACTCGTAGACCATTTACCTTTAGCGTTCTTTGTTAACTGAACTTTACCATGTGAGTCTGTAAATCTGGTATGACCACTAGTTTCTACAAAATCGCCGTACCACATATGCGAGTCAGTTGGTCCACACATTCTGCACTTAAGATTACAGAAATTTCCATAACGCAAATCGAAGTAATCTAATTTTACATCATTGACGTCAATAGATCCATCGTCTTCAGTCTTAATTAAGACTTCTTTTTCTACGTTAGGCCATTGTTGATTCTCGTATTCGCGGCGTGATTTGATACCGGTTTCTTCTTCAAGCTTACAACGAGTGCACTCTTCATGCCATTCGCCATTGATCATCGATGCTCTAATGTCTTTTAGAACTTCAGAATTACGTGACTCGCTTATATCGTCACGACCTACGTTGTAGGCACTGCCATCCTTCTTTCGAAGAATTCCTCGGTTCTTACTATATGAATTTGCGTTACAGCAGACACGAAGGTCACCATTGTTTCTTACTGATACGCCATTCCATGGTAGTGGACAAAATGTTTTCATGTGATTCCAAAGTGAAGCGGCCCGTTCTGTTTCTAGGTGGAGCCATACCCAAGTGCTTATGCAGCTAGTGCGTAAGCCTGAGGAGCAAAGTTATCGTTTGCAACTGTAGTTTTCTTCGCGTTAACGGAGCTTAGATCCCGGTGACTCCATCCTGCCTAGTTCGCCTGTCGATCCTAACTCACCCCCAGCAAAGATACACTAGTTTGGATTCAAACCATGTTCTAGTCTCGTCGAGATCTGCGCTTCTCACAGTGCTGACTAGTGTATCCGTGGTGGAGGTGTCGGGATTCGCACCCGAGTCCAGAACGTGTTCAGTGAATATCAACATCACTAGTTATTTATAACATAAGCATCTATAAATGTCAACAACTATTTTCATCGTCGTACTGTTTTCTTAACGTTAAAAGAGATTCTACGTAGTCGTCTCTTTTTCCACGAAAGATCTGAACCCCTTCGCCATCTACTGCAATCACGATAGCAAATCTAGGAACAGCAATCCCAGTCATCTCTTCAAACATAATCGCATAAGCAGTAGCTTGACAATAATAGTTAAGAATGTCCGATGGTCGCTTGAGCTTCCTAGAAGTCTTGAAGTCAACGATACATCTTTTTCCTTCGAAGTCGGATACCATGTCAACGGTACCAGCCATTCTGATATAGTCTGAATACATCCGAACTTCTTGCATTCTAACGTTATCAACTTTTTCGTCTAAAACCTGCTTTAGACTTTCAAACATCTCAGCATCTTGCATCGAGTACTTTTCCACTTCGATGTCATCGCCATTGATATAGTCTTCTGCGAGTTGGTGGATTCTTGTACCGCGATTAGCAGCAGTGTGTGAGATAGCATTTGCTTCATCCTCACCGACTTTCTTTCGCCAAGCTTGTATGCTTGCTCGACCAAGAACTCCAGTCACAGTGGTGACTGATGGGTATAAAAGACCGGCAGGAGTCTTATAGAACCTGCCGGTGTCGGTGTTTATTTGTTCTAGTTCAACACTTTTAATCGATGTTTCGATCTTAGTGAAAGACTTTCTGATCTCCAGAGTTTTGGTAAGAGGATGGAACGACGACAACCCTTGGATTCTCGTACGAGTTTTTTCTAATGATGAACTCTTTAACGAGTCCTGATCTAACAATGTCATCTACGTTCATTTCAATGGTTGCAAAATATCGCTTCATCGAAGCAATGATTTTCATGAAGTGTATGATTCCGGATTTATCGTCATCATACTTTAGGTCACTCTGATTGTAGTCTCCGCAAAACACTATCTTTGAGTGTTTGCCCATGCGCGTAACAATAGTACACAGTTCGTGGTAAGTCATATTCTGGCACTCATCTACTATAACTATAGAATTATCGATGGTGATGCCACGAAGGAATGAAGAGGTGGTGAACTCAATGATTCCTTTAGCTTTCATCAACTCATACGCATCGCCGCGGCCATAGAGTTCTTGGCAAATGGCTTTATAAGGCGCTTCGTATACTGCTGATTTTTCCTTAATAGATCCGGGAAGGAAACCCATGTCGCGCGAAGGTACGACTGATCTGATGATAACTATTCTTTTTAGTTCGTCGTATTGCGCAAGTTCGTTTAGCGCTAGATACATTGATAGGAACGATTTTCCTGTTCCCGGTAATCCATGGATAAGTAAGTTCTTTCCGTTATAGAACTCGTTGAAAATGTTTTCCTGATTGTGAGTTTTTGGTGTTACTGTAGTTAACTCTAAAAGGTTTTTCTTTTCTTGATCTTGCCTGACGTGTACTCTCTGTACTTTTTGTGATCTTCTTTCAGCGCGAGATGGCCTATCCATGTGGTATCCTTCTACCAAGTGTTAATCTTATTACTCCTACCACTAGCTTTCTTGATCCTATGTAAAACATCACGAAAACCCGAATCAGGCTTTTTAAGTCCTAATCGGGTTGGATCGGCTAAACCGGGTGCACACTTGATGATCTGCTGTAAGTGGGGATTTTGAGCTTTATAGTTATCCAGCTCAGATATATTCATACTGATGTCAAACTGTTCGTTGATTAGTTTATCTAAGAATGTATAGTTTGCCATCAGTGTTTATTCGCCTATACCTTTTGACGCCCAATAAGTTTGGATGTCATTTTTATTTATAGGATCTAAACCTTGCGAAATCATATCTTGGATCACAAATTCAGATAGAATTTTTTTATTTTCTTTTTCGACTGGATTTTTATAAACTTCATCGATGAAGCTTGGGCCAGTAGTTTCAATCTTCTGTTCTGTCATTTAAGTCCTCAGCGAGTTTGTTTTTCATACTAATAAAAGCTTTTGGTTCTTTAGCTTTAAAGACCATGCATGCTTCAGCGATACCTGCTCTTTTACCTCGAAAATAATAGTAAGCTGATACGGCCATCATGAGAAGTGTATAGCAGACAGCGAATCCAATATTTTCCATCTATTCCTCATCATAAGACAAGATGCGCGAAAGGTTCTTTGACCTAAGAGCATTGTCATAGTTTCTACGATATTTTTCGTAGTAGTGTTGTTTTACTTCTTTGAACGATACAGATTCTTCTTGAACATGAGTATCTTTCTTTTTATTCTTATAAGATAACTTTTTAAAGTCACCCGAGCTATTCATTTTGGAAAGATCTCCGGAAAGGCTGCTATTGCTACGTCTTTAGTAAGTCCTGGGAATGGACTCTTCTTATCTTTCATTGCAATCAAAAGATCGGCGTCTTCTGGATTTACTGATTGAAGAATGTCAAGGAAAAGCCTTTCCCTCTTTACCGGTTTCATATCCGAATTAACACCTTCAAGAAATAAATAAAGCCGCCTAGCTTCAGTGTGAAGCATATTATGCTCTTCGAATTCTGAGTATTTGAAAGGTGGTTTACCTTCAGGCAAAGCAAACTTTACATCGGGGTGAAACATGTATTGCAAGATGATTTTACATGCTTCATTGCAGTTAACGCGAAGAGCTTCGACCCGTTCTTCTTTTTTCTTGTACTCACTGCACTTCTTTAAAATATCAGCTACACTGTATTTTGTCATTTTTAAAAATCTCCAATTGATTCCATCATGCCTTTAAGCTTATACGATATGAAGTAGTTAAACAGTTTACTTCTGTCTTTACCGGACTCCTGTTCATATTTATTTAATACTTCATTCTTGATGTTATCGGGAATAAAGTTTAAGTCGATGAGTTGCCTATTGCGAAGGAAGTTGCGATCGAAAATAGACAGAGACTTACCAAAGTAATCATTATACGCTTCATCGATGCGCTTCTGAGTCATGGGTTTCTGGCGCTTGTCAGTAACAAACGTGTCATCATCCGACAGAATATTGGGAACGCCGTCGCCGGCATCGCCTTTCATGATATGCTCAAACAAGAATTTAGTGGGATCGTCATGCGTGATAAACTTCTTGCGAACCGGATCGTATTGCTTAACATTCTTAAACCGGTGAAGCTGAACAAAGTCTTTATCACCTGAGAGGATTAAGATATTCTCATTGTCGTGGAATTGATTGACAAGAGTTGCGATAACGTCGTCTGCCTCAGCAGAGTCGACTTGTATCATACGATACGGGAAGTTATCACGAATTTCGGCTTTAATCTTACCGAAATATTCAAAGATCGTATTCCAATCAATCTCAGACTTATCGCGAGCTTTCTTGCGATTTGCTTTATAGTAAGGGAAGACTTGCTTACGCCAGTAGTTCCTATCGTCACAAGCAATAACCATATCGCCGTATTCTTTAAACTTCTGGCGAAAAGATTTAAGTGAGTTGAGGACCATGTGTCGAAACAGGCCTTCTTCGATCGGGGCGTTCGTGTGGTTGCCAAGTTGGGTCATCAGGTTGGCTATCATAACCTGATGAAAATCTACGATAATCATGATGTGTTTCCATTCAATCTATAATATACATATTATATAACAGATCGTAAGTTATGTCAATCGGTTTGTGTATACTTTTCTTCTATTTGCTTAATAATTTCCGGAGAAATAGTTATCGTATTATCGATAAGTTCATGTAAACCGTGTTCTATATCTTTGTAACGATAAGCATATGCTTTTAGAGTCTCTTCTAGAAAAATAACATCTCTTATAGAATCAACGTCTCCACGAGAAACTATGCCATAACTGGCGAATACGGCCACGATTGCGTCTAATGCATCTGACACAACATCGTCGCAAAAATCTTGACGCACTTGAATTACGTGTTCTTCAGTATGTGGTAATACGCCGTCGAAACCATTTTTATTAGGGAATTTGATGACGTTGTCTTTCATTTTAACCTTTGTGTGTATGGGACTATAAATATATTTATAGTCTTTCCTTGGAGATCTAAAATGAAATATCAACAATACTACACTTACCATCACGCTCAAGATGATAATTTTTTCATGGGCAATGGTAAGTTATTTAAAAGCCATGTAAATAGGGTGAAAACACTTATAGAGATGACTAACAGTTTGACTCTATTAGACTATGGTTCTGGAAAAGGACACCAATATTCCACGCTCATGACAAATTCTTATTGGAACGTGAGTGTTGATTGTTATGATTTTGCTATTCCAGAATTTAAAACACTTCAAGACAAAAAGTATGATGGCGTTTTATGTATGGATATGCTTGATCTAGTTCCCGAAGAAGAAATCGACCAGGTATTAACCGATATCTTTAGTCGCGCAACTAAGTTCGTCTACATAGTAATACGCCATTGGCCTTCGAAAAAAGTTTTCGAAGATGGAAATTCTATAAGTGTTAATATGAATAGTAAAGAATGGTGGGATAGTAAGATTTCACAACATAACATTAACAACATTATAGTTGCTGGTGGATCTATGTTGGTATCTGCCTATCCCACTGAACTTGATCTTGGGCCTCTTAAAACTATTGCTATTGAATAATCTTCAATAGGATCGTGTTTTCATTGATGCGCTCAGATAGCTTTCCTGGCTTTGTACTGATTTCATCCATGAGCTTACGTAACACAATCTTTCCGGCTGTAAGAACTCGCTTCAGCACTTCCTCGTGATTACGGCCAGCATTCTTGGTTATGGAAGTATCAGCATCGAAACCATCGATGGTAGTACGCCGCACACTTAGACCTGCTGGTCCACGAGCTCTAAACACACTAAGAGTTTTGTACTTAGTATTGAAGGTCCAGAGTTCTTGAGCACCAATGATCTTTTCTGGATCGACTGACTGTAACTTGTATTCAGTACTTTCTTTCTGATGAATGAAATACTTCATCAGTTTTTCAGTTGTTGGCGCTTTCATTTTTCGAGGAGCGCGAGCTTTCTTGACGTTTCCACCATAACGCTGGGCATCGTCAATCATCTTCTGAAGCATGCTGACTTGATCGTTGAGATACTTCTTCGTGCAAGAATGGTACCCTTCAATCTTACCAGCGGCTGCCAGCTTCATCTCCTCTAAGAATGGTGTATAGTATTCCACAATCTTAGTGGTATACATCGCCGGAATCTCTTTCTTCTGTAGCCACGTATATAGATCTTCAGGCATACCGGCATCGTACAGAGATTCAATTTCACCAATCGTATCAGATATTTTTTCTCTGATACGGTCTTGGATCGTTGGTCGATCTGGTCGATCTTCCTTAGGTTTATCTTCTTTAGCAAAACTCGAAGCTTCTTCAATCCATCGATGAACCCGAGCAAGTGAATCAACATCGACTGGTAAACCAATGCGCTTCCAGATACGACACTGCCATGCCGCAGTATATGGTACATGGGCATCCGGGATCTTAGAGATCTTACTGAGCATACTCTTATCGTTCTCAAAGTAATCTTTGAGATATTGCCGTGCTTCTTCACGAGTGCACATGCTGTGATACCAACTAAAAGCCTTTGCCCAGTCGCCCTGAGTCTTAAGATTTGTTGAGTCGGGTTCTTCCCCAAGATACTTTACGTTAACGATGTAAGCTTCTGATCGAGTGATCTTTGGCTTCTTTGCTCTACGAACTGAGAGAAGAGACTTTGCCATCTATTTCAACCTTTCACGTGCATCCATTATGGATATTACCACATCTGAGTGTATTTGTCAATAGGTACTTTTCTGATACCTTCAGTGCCACCCACTACTTCGAGGCTATAATTGCGATCATTCATCGATCGACTCGAGTTTTTCTTTTTAATATCTTCAACGCGAGCTAATGCCTGCTCAAGCGTATCGTACGTTTCATTCCATTCCTCGGCACTTACGTAAGTTTCGCTTTCGTTAACGGTGATCTCATACTTAACAGTAGTCATTATCAGTTCATCCCTTCATACTTACCAAGAGCTACCCAACCAAAAGTGTCACAGAAATAACAGTTACCATCTTTCACCGCGATGTCACCAACAGAAGTCGAAGAACCTTTACGCAGTTTAACAACACTATAGTCTTCCCACAGGTTGGTAGACTCAAAAGCTTTCTCAAGATCGTCAGTATCAACTTCGTAAGTGCGAACATACATCTTTGAGTAATCGTCTTTCCAACGATTGAAGCCGAGCATTAGGTCGGATTTTGCAGCAAGAACTGCAGGATCAGTAAAAACGCCATTAAGAGGGATTTGGTAGATCGCGATCATGATGGTTTCCTTTGCCATACCTTACTCTTAGATATTATCAAACTTTCTATGGATTGTACACAGAAAAGTGCAGTCTTCTGAAAATATTTTTTTGTAAAAAAGCATTTTTCTAGTTGACATTTTGTTCTAGATAAGATATACTGTATGAGTAAGCCAAACAAAGGAATGTATCATGGCCAAATCTGACTTCGACGTTCAAAAATTCATCGCCGTTAACTCGGACCTTGGTGAAGTTCAAAAGCAAGGATCTTCAGTCTTGTTTATCAAAACCAAGAACTGGGGTAAAATCGAGTTCAACTATAAGACCGGTCGCGTGATTATTGGCTCTGGTACTTCGGCGGCTTTGCGCGAAGCAATTGTCCTTGCATTAGTTTGCAAAGGCTACCAAGTAGTTAAGCACACTAAGTCTTATACCTATTTTGAAGCAGGTGCAGACGATGCGCAACATATTGCTTTTGTTGGAGGGCACCTCTATCGTGACATCTTTGGAATTGTGACTACGACTCCTCACGATGTTAAGACTGTCAAGTATCCCCATGGCCTCGCGAAGAAAGCTAATTCAGCTCACGTAAAAGCTAAGAATGATGAGGTTGCAGCAGCAGCTGAGCGTATCGCCGCTATCAAGGCTAAGAACCTTGAGACTATCAAAGCTGTAGCGCGGAAGCGTGCTGAAGCTATTGAGTCTATCCGCGCTGTTGAGCCTATCAATGCTGATACAGTTGAACGGTTCAAGTCTGCCTAAGCAGGTGTTCCCATTGCTTTGAGACAACCTCTTCCCAATTAAAGAGGTTGTCTACATAAGACTTTTGAAAGCCTAGGCGATTCTCGTCTGGGCCATTTTCTTTTATGCTGCGAATAGCTGCGTCTAAAACGTGGAAGAAAGCACCAGCATGATCGTTTGGATTCTCATTCCATTGGTACATCATTGAGACACCAGCAGTCGTCTCAGGTAGGGCTGCGTAGTTCGGGCAGACTACTATGTTCTTAGCACTCATTGCTTCGATAGCAGCTAGACACGAAGTCTCAGGCCAAATGCTAGGATAAGCAAAAATGTGAGATTTCTTAAGCTCTTCTCTAATTGTTTCATTAGAGACAGCCCCATGATAGTTGATCCTTGGATGTTTCCGACAGCGTTCAAACAGGTGTTCGTATGGTGCATCCCGCTGACTCCAGCCATATATGCTAAAGCTCGAGAATACCTCTAGAATGATATCGTGATGAGTCTCACACAGTTTTTCGAAAACTGGAACGAGGATCTCAAGACCACGATGAGGCGTCGTATGATAGATAATTCTAATAGCATTACCATCGTATTTTTTCTTATCAATTTCGATAGGAGTGATCCCATTTCTAATCACAGCGCACTCATTATATGGAACCCCAAGGATCAGATTGTACATCTGCAGTTGCCAATTCGAAACTGCAACGATCTTTGAGAATCGCTTTCTCAAAGCCGGATCTTTTAAGTGCTGGGATTCTGGATCGTTGGGAAGGTCGTGAAGCCAAAGAATGGCTTTCTTATCAGGGTCTAGATCTCGTACCCTCGATGGAATGATTTGAAACTTGCTTAGAAGATCAGCGGGCAACGTTTTGTGCAGTCGTTCCTGCATAAGCTCCGTACCACCTCTAGCATTCACATTTAACTCATTCACTTCTTTCATAATAAAATCCTATAGGTTGCTATTTCTTTTTTTCAAGAAAGTCGGGTAGTTTTATGTTTACTTTTTCGTCCTGAATATTAATCAAGAATCTCGCTATCAGAGAAATTAAACTCCAAGAAACGAAACCCAGTCCAACTGATAGAGCCATTTGGTACTCCATCGTATTTGGTACTTGAAAATAATCAATAATAGGAGGACAAAAAACAATAGCCGATGTAACGCTTAGTCCAGAACGTATGGCCGCATCCCATACGTTACTTGGTTTGTAGAAAGCCATAAAAGCCGCTCCACCGATTAAACCACCGAGACCCGATATTAATTTCGCCATTAGAGACGTGGAAATAAAGTCTGGCATTGAACTCTCTTTTTATTTTTATATTTTATATATCAAAAAAGATTTTGCCGTTTCAATTTGATTCCATCACAGATTATTTATTAATTTCTAAAATGGAGTCTATTCTGAAAGATCGCCAACCTTTTTTCTCTACGTCCCAAGCAGCAACTACGTCTGGGTTTTCTTTGCGTTCTTTTTCGATTCTGTCTGGTTCACTGTGAATCTTTGGAACTATTGAACTCAGAAGTGTGCACAGCATAATGCGCTCTTCGCCGTTCACTTTCTTAAACTTAACAGTTACTACTCTTTCACTAAGAGCCTCTGTAATCTCTTGCTTAGATATCATGTGCGTATCCACCACTTGTTTCTTCGAGATACCCGACTAAGTCGTTATATCCACCAATTTTCATCCCATGAGCAACAACTACGGGAACAGTTCTTTGTGCGGGAAACCTTTCTTGAAATTCTAGAATAGTTATATCTACACCTAGTTGAATGTAGTTATACTTAATTTTTCTTTCATCGAGAAGCTTCTTTGCAAGGGCGCAATAGTTGCAACCCTCTTTTCCGTAGACATCAATCATTATAGGTATACCTTACGCTCTAGGAGGCTTTCTTTTTCGAGTCTGCTTATCACAAGTGCAAACGTGTTCTTTCGTTTCAGCTCTCATGAGATCTTGTCTCAATGCTTCAACTAAAGCTTCATTATCTTTTTCTATTCTTTTCTTATCTTCTTCAAACGATTGTTTAATAAATTCAATTTCTTTCTTAGAAATTGATCTTATAAGATCTCTAATTATTTTAATTAAATTCATGGCTTAACTCCTGTGTGTATCCGTATTTTGCTATGTAATATGCGTCGATAATATCGGAAGATGGATTCCATTGTTTCTCAGTCATATTCAACATCTTCTTGATATCAACACCAGTCTCTTCTATAAAGCACTCTTGTAGTCGTTCCTTATTCGCGTTTCCTTTACCGGTTGCGAACTTTTTAATTACGGTCGGAGCTACAACATGATATTCTAGTTTTCTTTTCCACAAATAGTGCTTTAATAAACCGGCGTTCTCAGCTATACTGAATACCATACCGGTCGAACCCATTGAATAACCTTCAAGATATACATTATCACATTCTTTAAGTTTTGTCAATACCCAATCTGTTATATTGAAGTATCTATTCTCATTGCAATCATATTCTTCAAATAGGTCACCTAGTATGTTATTACTATCTATATCATGTTTTTTATTATTCGTCAAATAATAAAATTTGCAATTTTCGAAGGTGAAAGAATCACCTTCGAAAACACACACGCACGGAGAACTTAGGCTATAGTCAACGCCTATTATTCTCATTCTTGCCTAGCTTCTTCCTCTACATATTCGTCCCACTCAGATGAACTATCTTCTCCATCGTCTTCGTAGTCTTTATCTTCTTCGAATTCTTCTTCATCTTCTTCAACATAATCTTCGTAAATTACATCGAAAATATCATCAATCCCAAGTTCAACTCCTTCGAGGTCATACTCGTCTGATTGTTCTAGGATTCTAGTATAAATCTCTTTTCTTGTAACTTCGTCTTTGACGATCTCAGAAACAAGAGTGACGATATCGTTAATATGCATTTAGTTTTCCCTTATTTTAAGTAGTCGGCATAAACGCCTTTTATGATTCCACAAAGCTCTTCACTGCTTACATTATCTCTTGTATAGTCTAATCCATAATATTCTAACATCGTTTTATTTTCATAAGAATTCTTATAAAAAACGTCATCAAATTCACTGCCAAAGTAATCAGTTTTTCCAAGAAAGATGTTATAACAATCTAAATTGATTGCACCTTCTTTTGGAACTAAATTTGTATTCCAGTTAAATTCCCAAAATTTATCGAAACCTTGAGAAAATCTTCCCATGCTATCTTCTGGAGAATCTTTATGTTTCTTGTACATATAAAGAAACTTAAATATCCATCTCTTTTCAGGTCTACAATAAACGTTTATAATCTCAGCACCTGGAAAAGCAATGTTAAGATCTAAATTATCGAAATTGTGAATCCTAGTTAAAACACGTTTAAAGGGGTTATAACTGTAATTTGGATCACTGATATTAAACATGTCTATTTTTTCTGGATGACAGTCTGGATTATCTATTCTATAGTTAATCATAGCGTTTAAGATCTTACGAGCTTCTGAATAGTTTTCAGCCAATAAGTTTTCATAAACGCTAGAATTAAATACATATTCTTGTAGAGTAACAGAATCAATAGAATCTCTATGATAGTCGTATAGAAGACTATCAAGAGATCCATCAATATTCTGGAAGCTCCAGCCAAGATCGTTCTTTCTTTTTTCGAAATAGACGTTTGTTCCGAAGATCTTTTTATATAATGAGAGACACACGAATTCTCCCATGTTACCACGGTCGTATTGAACTATAGTAAGACCTTCGTACATTCGAATATCCTTAATTCAAGTCAACGATTTCACAACCATCGGCTGCGCAAGCTAGGGTTTGCGAACCTTTTGTATTATCTTCCTGTTCGTATTTAGACAAATCCAACCAGTTAATTTCTTTAGGCATATAAGAAACTAGTTTCTCGTATTCGCTTTCAGTACAATCTTGATACGGCGCTTGACGATAAACGTGATCACTGTGGGGCAAGAATGAGATGCCAGAGATCTTATCAAAGTTCGCATAAACATAAGCGCCAACATCCATCCATTCGTCTTCTTTAACAGAAATTGTTACTGAAGGCTTATGCTCGCACCAGTGTTCCTGATAAATCATCCACATCTTCAGTTGTTCTATGGCTGACATATCATTCCGTGTTACAGCATCTTCAGGAGACTTCTGTGGGAATGAAAACACCGTAGTTGAATCGGGTTTCATAACGTCTGGTTCATTGGGGAACCCATAGTCTTTCATAAGTTGCGTAAGTGGATCTTTATTGTCTCCACGAACTGTACGAATGTAATACTTAGAGTGCCGAGCATGAACACCTGACGCTGAGTCAACTAATTGAGATACAGTTCCGGATGGCTTAACACAAGTAACAGCCGCAGATGGTGGAATACCAATATCAGATGCTAACTCTTCATTTGATACAACCGCGGCCGCACGCAGCATTTCGAGAGTAGACTTTAGTTTCACGATGCCAACTTTTCCATTCATCAAAGCGTGATCCATGACACCAGTAAGCGAAACGCCAAGTAATCTCTCTTCTTCAGTGTTCACCGTCCACGATTTGCGAAGATAGGGGAACCGTGTCAGAGTCGACTGAATGGTGCCAAGACGTGCGGCGAGTCTAACTTTACGAATCAAATCACCTTCGCTGTCTGAACCTCTAACTACGACTTCCGTCAAGTTACAGAATTGATTTGGACGAAGGATAATTTCTGAGCATGGATTAGTTCCAAAATCGTGATTTGGATCACGGCGACCAAACTTAGCAGCTTGATTTTTCGAAGCTACGCGGGAAAAGATACCACGCTCACCAGACTTAGAGTCGTATAGAGAAATCCACTCACGCATAAAAGTACCAATCTCTGGCTTCTCCGTGTAAGCTGCCGAGTTATTCGAAAGTGCACGCTGTGGATTAGTTTCCCACCACGAACCATTCTTAGCTCCACGCATGCGCTCATCAGTAAGGTTAGAAAGAGAGATCATAGCAGAACGGCGAACGCCGCCAACAACAACGACTTCGCCAATCTTACACATAATGTCATGGCACTCAAGTGAATTCAACTTACGACCTGCAGCAGCCTTAAACATCTTGATTGTAAACTTAAACAGATCGTCAAGTGGTCCTGGGCCAGACGAACGACCACCAAATGTTTTAAGACGAGCGCCAGCTGGTCGAAGTAAAGATAGATCAATCTTTGGAATTTCACCAGAATAAAGCAAAGCCATCAGCTGGCGATATCCTTTAGCCCAACCTTCTTTGGAGTCTTTAATGATAATTGTTGTGTCTGATTCAAAAAGCTTTTCCGGAATTTCTGGAAGTTTATTAACATATTGGCGCTCAACTGAGAAGCCAACACCAGTTCCATTCATAAGGATGAGTAGGGTTTCGTCAAATGCCTTAGGATCATCAACTGCAACATACGAACAGTTATATGCACAGGTGTTATCGCGATCCAAAGCGGGACCCGCAGTCATTAAAGCGCGCATCGAAGGCATCACTTCAAGACTGAGAACTGCTTGTTCTAATTCTTTCCTGGAATCGGCGCTTAGAATATATCCACAAAATTCTTTAAGGTGCTTTTCCATATAATCGAAGTAGCGTCCAACTGTCTCATCCCAGTTCTCGCGGCGGCCTTCTTTGTCTAGAAATTTAGCATAACGGCTTTTATAGATGAATTCTTGGTAAAGGGTTGGAAGGAAGTTAGACATATTTTTTTGCTCTTTCTTTATTGCAATTATATTTTTTAGTCTTCATGCTTTACTCCATGAAGCAATTTTCATCTTAGCGAATAAGCCACTATAAGTATTTTGATCTATGATAGCTTGTATTTCAGATCCATTATACCCAAGTTTATTAACCATATCGTTCACGTCTTTTTCATTTATGTAGTCTGGCCAGAAGCACACACCATAACCCTGATCAATCGCGCGGTGCATCCTCTTTACAATTTCTTTATTCCTAGGTTCGTTGTCATAAGCTATTGTAACGTTTCTAGGATCACCCAAAGGCGTCAAGTCGGCGTCAGCACCAGACATAGCTGCGCAGTTACTGAGGAATAAACTATCTATAGGTCCCTCAACGATATATACCCTCTTAGTCTTGTCAATCTCATCTAGGCCAAACAGTTTAGGCTTACTGTCATCTAATATAATGCTGACATATCTAACTTTAGAATTTGGTTTTATCGCGCGACCCGTAAACCCAAATACATATCCATTAGAATCGATGAACGGAAGAACAATTCTAGGCTCGTCTGCCTTAACTGCGCTTTCGCTAAACTTTCCTGGAATGATTGAGTTTACCCACGTATAGTATATATCTGAGTAGTATATCCTGTAGTGCTGATTCGAAGGAATATTCCTAGCAACTACATATTTTTTTGCAGGATGATTTGGACTGAGTTGAGAGATCTTCTTAAGTTCTTTCATTGGATCGAATTTATCGACGCGACGTTGAGAGAACTTAGATATATCAGACTCGAATTTAACCGGTTCTTGCCCGCTTTCACGCATCAACTCTAATCGATATTCGGAATAGAGAGATGGATTATAAGTTTTGATATATTTGGAGAGTGAAGTGCTAAACCCGCAGTTGAAGCACTTGAAGTTTATATGATCACTGCGCTCATAGAAGTGACCGCGTGTCTTATTCTTGCTAGTATGACTATCGCCGCAAACGTTACATCTGAACTTCGCGTTGTATGGCTTACTCTTTACTACTTTGAACTGTTCTAGTTGCAATCCAATTAAAGAAGCATACTTTTGATCGATCCATAACGAACTCATTGACTCAACCTTTTATTAGACTATAGAACTATTATACAACTGCTGACGTAAATGTCAACCGTTATTTTGCGTTTATTGTCTTTTCGGCTTCATCATAGAAGTTCTGTATCGAATTTAAAGAGTTCTTACAAGTTATGTTATTTTTTTGGAGTTTCAAGATAAGAGCACCGACTTGCTGATCGGTCAATGTATCATCTTTTGGAAAGTTTTTCTCTACTGGACAAACATATAGACTCGCTGGAGCTTTTACTATCTTATATTCTGGAGCTACAAGCTTGACTTCAGTCGACTGACAAGCAGCAAGAAGAAAACAGGAAACTACTAGAATTTTCTTCATTTCTTTTTATCCCCATATGCAGCCTCGAGCTGCTTCACTAGGCTTTTCAAGTATTGTGAAGCGGGTTTAGCTCCATCACCTTCAACATTTTTCATAATATCTTCCGAGGTTTCAGTAGTCTTTATTTCGTATTGCGCGATTGCATCGCGGATCCTCGTAGCCGTATTATCTATAACTACGGTCTTCTCTTGGAATTCTTGATTCTTTTGTTCTACCAGAGCTTCTTGCTTTTGATTGAAAGACTCTAAAGCTTTATTCCAAATCTTGCTATCGTGATATAGTAACCAGCCACCCGTGGCCGCAATGAGAGCAAACACACCACCAATGATTAATGGGAGGGAAGATCCACCCGCAAATAATCTTAATGCTAGTTTGATCATGATAGTGACAGAGCCTTATCTTGGTTTGATTTTTGATACATATCCATCTTATCTAAGTAACCCTGATTCCTGAGCTCCTTGAAAACAAGATTACCAAAGGCGAACTCACCCGACTTAGAGATGGAGTCTCCACGCATTTTTCTAATCTTTTGCTTTATCATATCAAGCGAACCATCGGTTGCTTGTTGAGAGATCATCTTATCAATAAGATCTTTATAGAATTGTACTTTTTTCTGTAAGTGTCTATCACTTGCAAAATCGATGCCAATGTTCATTGGCATGGCGATCCATTCGTCTCTCTGAACTGAATAGACGCCTTGATTCTCGTGGGGCTGTTCATTCACATCTTGAGCATACAGCTCAACCGGATAGCCATAGATGTTTATGTCTTGGTGCGATAGTGTCCAAAGAATCTTCTTATCTTGAAGATAGTCGTCCGTCAGTGCTCTATTAGGACTAAACGCGTCACGAGAAATTACAATGTGTAAGTCGATGTCCGACAAAGGCGTATAATTGAAGTTTACGTTACCACCAGTAACGATGATATCGACTACGATCTTTGGATCAATGTTAGCAAACTTCATCCAAGTAGTAGCGATCTGCAAAAGCTTTCCGCGAACTTCTTCTTTGAGTTTACCGTCTTGCCATAGTTTCGGGTTGAGTTCCGGATGATACTGAAGAGTCGTCTCTTCCTTCAACTTTTTTTTTAATTTTCTTTGAGCTATAAAGTTCTTGAGTTTATACTTATTTGCAGCAGCTGGTCTGACTACCGTCTTATCTGGCATGACTGCAGTCGAGTTCATCGGAACATCTTCACTAAGATTTTGAACTTCTTCGTAAGTCTTATAGAATTCTTCTTCGAGGCTAAAGAGAGTATCAGTCGGATTTTTTTGGTAAGACTCATAAGTCCTAGTCAATAACAAAGCAGCAGCGTAAGAAGCGAGTTGAGACTTTCCGCCAGGAATCTTTGCGATGAGGCGTTTGAGGTTGATGACAAGAATGTCGAAATAACCACAGGCTCTATTATCAGCAGGCGTGAATTGAGCTTTCTTCTTAAGGAACCTACCCTGATTATCGATGATTCCGGCTCTGTAAGCAGGCATCTCAGTGAATGGCGTCACCAGTCTTCTGATGAACTGGTAAATCATATAGATATCCATGACGGCCATTTAGATATTCCTTAAAGCGTTTATTATGTTCTGATCAATCTCTATATCAGAGGTTAATATAGTTCTATTATCTAATCCGATATTCTCAACACGTTCTGGTAAATTATTTAACGCGATTAGAAACGGAACTAAACATTTTTCCAGTCCATCACACTTAAAAAATAACATACGTACAGTTGCATGTACACCAAAAAGATTGAATAGCACAACAATGTGATTAAGAACTAGTCTTTCTTTTAGATCACCGTCTTCAACATACCTATTAAGAAGTCTTTTTATGTACTTAAATCTTTTTAGATCTTCGTAAAATTCTATAGTATCAAAGCATTGTGGATTGTCATAGTGTTTTGCGGCGTAAAGTAGAAAGTTAGAAGCATCAAGCTTATCCATACTGCATTATTCTTTTTATTAGTATCCTATTGCCTGCCAGAATACATTAGTTGATATAGTGTTTGCGGTTCTAATTGCAGCAAAAGTGCTGTTTTGACTTATTACTGCCGCCTGGTATGTTGTGACAGCTGAATTGCTTGTTGCTGTTACAACGTATACGTTTGTTGTATATGCAGATGAGAATATAACATTGCCGGCTGTTGCATTGGCTGAAACCCATCCCCAATTTATCTTGAATCCATTTGGAAGATATGTGAACCCATTAGCAGAATTTGTTGATGATCCAAGATTCAAAGTATTAGTTGAAAATGTAACTGTATTTGTAAAAGTAACTGTATTAGCAAATGTTACTGTATTAGAAAACTTTGTGTTAGAAACGACATTCGCAAAGAAGTTACCATAAGTAATCTTTTTAGTGATGGGTGAACCAGTTGGGTCAGACACAATTGGTATCAAGTCACCATTCGCTATTGTAGTAGCGGCAGTGAGTTCTGAGATCTTAGTGTCTGTCATAGTGGTTCACCCTATATTATTACTTATTATGCGTCAGGCATTACGTTGTCGTCATTAGCATCGCCAGCAATAGAGCCCATTGCTACAAGAGTCTCGTGCGTAATACGACCTGCACGTCCGCCAGTACCAACGATACGTCTTACCCAACCAGCGTGATCTCCTTGATGGACACCCGAAAGCATTGGAGCAACAACTGCAGTTGTACCAGTAAGCGAATGGTTAGCTTGAGGACCAGTACCAACAGATGAAATGTTGATATAAGTACCCGTAATACCACCGAGATTATACAATTGAATAGCAGTCGAGTTGATTGTATATACATAGTAAGAAGTGTTATTTGTTAATCCACCAATCGCCGTATTACCGGCTTGAACGAGATACGTGATGATATCGCCGTTTGCTAAGAATGCAGTATTTGTTGCACCAGTAACAATGTATCCGTTATCTAGTTTTTGCGTAGTAGAGCTCGATGTTGCGTTACCGAGAACAATTGCACCAGATGTAACGTTACCGTTGAAGTAAATGGGGCCAGGTGCGGCAACAGTCAAGGTTGGCGCGATTGTAAAACCAATTCCATTGTTCGTAAAGTTGATTGCTGCGATACGACCAGATGAGTTTGATTGGGCGTTACCAGTAGCAGCCACAGTATTACCAACACCACCAGTAAGAGTAAGAGTAGCATTAGACTGATAACCTGAACCATAACTAGTGAATACTACTTCGCGAATAGCGCCATTTGTTACGCTTGATTCAGTAGTATCCATACCATAAATGGTATTCGTAGTCCCAGATGAATATCCTTGGTTATGATACCCGTCGTCAAGTAAACCATACTTTGGCTTTTCGCTAAGAACGTAAGCTGCGTTTGCTTGCGCCGTAACAGTAGTTGATTGTGATGGTCCAACTACTTGCGCGGCTGTATTTGACGTGATCGATATGATCATATAGTCGTTGTTGGCCATAGAAATAAAATCGCCAACCCTCGCTTGAGTTTGAAATGTTGAAGATGTGCCGTTCACGAAACCATTCGAACTAATGTTCGCGTAGCCCGAAGCGGTCTTAGAGTCGTTATTACCCCAGAGTGCCATGTTTTATTTTCCTTCTCCTAATAGATCTCTAATATATGACGAAGACTTATAAGCTATGCTTTTGTCTTCTATGTTATTTGGCCTTATCATATCTTTATTTATAGATAGATTTTCTTTTACTGGAGAATCAACTGGCTTAATAGGTTTTTTTATGATCATTTCGAAGTTGCTCTAAGCATCCAGCCATGCTTCTTGTGTGCGTCAATGCGATCTTGAAGATAATTAGCAAGACCCAATTCGCTATCGACTTCTGCCATTTTTTGAGCTTTAAACAATTCAACTATCAGAATGTCATTATCTTCGCTGAGCATCTTAATCATAGGTAATGCTTGGGGAACTTCTACTTGATCGGCGATCTTTGAATCAGCAGCTAATCTTGAAAATGATCCAGGTGCATAACCCTTAATCGAGCGAATATGTTCCGCGATATTATCAACCGCTAATTGCGCGTCTTCGTAGATATTACCAAATAATTCGTGGAGTTGTGGAAAGAATGGTCCTTCTACGTTCCAGTGAAAGAAATGGGCCTTAAGGTAAAACGAGAAATTAGTCGCATGAACGACTTTCATTTGATCTATAAGCATTAGCAGTTCCACTTTCTTAAAGCTTTATTGATTCTTGAATCGGGATCATTTGCAGTCTTAGCTGAAGTAAGACGTTTCTTCATTCCGCCCATACGCGCGCAGAAAGATTTACGACGATTTGCTGCTTTAGATCCCTTCTTTAATTTTGAAGGCTCTGTGGTAACGGCAGCTTGAAGGTTGCCACCAGTCTTACGATTATAGTAATCACGGCCCTTTTGAGTCAGACCACCAGTAGAACTACGAAAGCCTTTTGAATCAATAGCAGCTTCTTCTATTGATTCTTTCATGCACTCGCAATCTTCACCGCAGCCTTCTTTTTTAAATTGCTTGAAAGTTTTCATTTTTTATCGCCATACATCTTATTATAGAGTTTCGTGTATTTGCTTGGTTTAGTCTTTGTGGTTGCATCACCAGGCGCTGGTTCGTATGCTCGTGGATCGCGATCTGACATTTTATCGGCACGTTTCCAATGAGCAACGCGCGCTGCTTTGGTTGAAGCGTTTAGTCCCGCGTGATATTTTGGGTTACTCGAAGAGTAGTTCTCTTCCATCTCGTGAAGGTCTTTATCTGCTCCGCCATATGTACCTTTACCCTTGGTGATGTAAGAATTCACCCTAGCCATGGCCCATTGCTGAGGTGTAGTTCCTGGCCTATGACCAGAGTTCCAAGCAGCCATTCCACGGTTATACACTTTGCGCAAAGTGCTCAGTGATATACCAGACTTCTTTGACTTTGCAGCTAAACCCGTGTCAGCTTCTTCATCAATCTCCATTGACTCTTGAGCACTTTTTAAATCTGCAGCACTGGGCGCGCCTTTTTCACCTGGCTTGCGCATGCGCTCTCCAGATCCGGCTTTGATTCTTTTGCGCTTTGCGTGGATGTTATCCCAGAGACTATTTCCTTCATCTAAGTTAAGAAGTGCTTCAATAGCTTCGAGTACTCTAACAGTATCATCTGTGTCAATGAATGTTTCGCCAAAAAGATTATCGATGCTTTCTTTCATTTTCTTTTTACTTGCACTATTAATGTCGTTCATCATTTCTTCAGCATGCTGATGAAGATCTGGATGAAGTCCAGATTTAAATCCGGCTATATTTCCATTCTTAGCGTATTCGCGCATCTTTGTTCCAGAAACTCCAGCTGTTCCTTGAGCATCCGGATCGCGTCCTATTGACTTAACCGTAATTGACTTAAAGTTATAAATTCCGTGTGGGCCTTCTTTACCATTATACTTATTAAGAAGCTTCTCATATTCTCCGGCACGATCTGAACCAGCCACTACTACCAAATGATGTGCGTGGCGATTCAATTTAACTGCCGTATGAAATATGCTTGGTGCTTCTCTCGATGTTGCTGAAACGTGAGTTCCAGGTGAAGCCATCTTCTTAATGTAACCGACTTTCTTTGCAGTCGGAATAGGATTCTTTTCATCACCCTGTGAGTGAGAAGTAACTATGTGGGCAGAACCACCGACTTTTTTTGCTTCGTCTTCAACAGCTTTGATTATTAGTGCATGCCCTTTGTGTGGGGGTTGCGCCCTCATATTGAGGTTAGTCACCGCAGTGGTTTCAGTCTGTTCTACAACCGGATTGATGTTAATCGGATTAGGCTTTCCGCCACTAATCGTAACACCTTTCTTTTCGATGTCATCACTGACTTTTTTAGATGTAAGCTTCTTTCCGCTTTTTTTGTTATCGGGAATTTCAGCGTTATCAGTTGTGTTTTCAGTATCTGCCATGTTACTCTCTTCTTTATTATATTTATATTCTATGGGTATGCTTGTGATCCATTAGCATAGTATACTATATTCCTTATACGAATGTGCCGGTTGAAGCACTGATCTTCTTCACTGTGTAATACGAACCATTAGATGGTGTAGCAGTACCAGCACTCTGTGTTAGTTGAAACCTAAAGTTTGTTGCTGCGTTAGTAATAACTTGAATGGTAAATTGGAATGCGTGGTTAACACCCGTTGTTAATGAACCGGTCGCAGCAAATGCAGTTGTAAGTGATGCCGCCGCTGAAGCAAATCCTGAAGTTATTGCACCTGCAGCAAGACCTGTAATTGGAGATCCTAGATATGTTGCTACTACAAGTGTAGGAGCAGAAGATGATGTTAAAGTCCATGTAGCAGTTCCGGCGGTAGTCTTCGCAAACATACAATATGCACGAATCTCATAAACAGATGATGCTTCCAAAGATATGGATGATGTTGCACCAAAGAAGTCAGCAATGGTTGGACCGATTGCAGTGAGGTTAGAAGGTAAGCGGAACGTTTGTTCACCAATGATAGCACCTTGGCCAGATGTAGCATTAAGTTGAGTTATGGCGCCAGCGGCGTCAATACGCATACGTTCGGTTCCACCACCAGCTGGGTTTGAACCTGTAGCAGCAGTACTAAATGTTAAATATGTTCCAGCTGCAGTTCCCGTATAAGTCTCAGCGGCCCAGATAGACATACCGCCATTAGGACCACTAAAACCACCAGTTACACCATACCCACCACCAAGGAATGACCCCAATCTATCGCCACTTTGAACTGCGGTTGGTGATGCTATATTTCCTCTTGCTCTATAATTTCTAAAGTTGGTTCCATCGCTGGTATTGTATTGATCATATCTCCAACCTGCATTATTTTCATCTGCAAGATGCATTTTGGCACTAGGCGAAGACGTCCCAACACCGAAATTCCCGTTAGCAACATGATATGCAGCAGTACCAATTGTTGCGGTATTAGTACTTAATAGCAGTGATACAGCGTTTACCAATGTGCTATTTGCTGTAAATGATGTTCCTACTGTATGCGATGCAGCATTAATAGTTCCAGTATGATATGCACCAATTGTGTTAGCAATCCATGGAACCGCAGTTGTATTAGATAACGTAATACTCGTAGCAGTTATTACAACATTAACGGTAGAGTTAGAGGGAACGGTAATATTGTTAACTGTTAATGTTGAAGTGGATTTATTAAATGTTAAATATGCATTAGTATTAATTGATCCAGAATCATTAAAGTATAATTCAGTATTACTGCCAGTAGGAGTCACTGAAGAACTTATACTTTGATAAGCAACTGATCCATTTGCGTAATAAATGGTAGCTGATACGCTATTGGCATAATATAGTGACGTACCATTAGAAACTAATACTTGTCCTGAAGTACCAGTAGTTCCATTAGCAGATATATTAGCAACAGTTATTGTATTAGAAAATGTTATAGTATTAGAAAACGTATATTGCGCGGTTGTATTCACACCAGCAGAAATAGTTGACCAATATATGTTACCAGTTCCATTAGATGTTAGAACCTGCCCCGCGGTTCCGCGTGAAGCAGTAGAATCAATAACATCAATGCCAGCGGCTAATACAAGGTTAGCTGCATGAGTTGTCTTGCCAGAAAAATAACTATTAGCGCCCGTAAAGTTTAAGTTACCACTTAATGTTCTACTATCGGTGTTCTGAACATAGTTAGCTGCTGCAACATTTGCAAGATAAGATGCATTGTTAGCTGTGCCAGTGAATGATGTGCTATTAATTGTTGAAGTATTAGTGCTATTAGATGAGAAAATTAACTGTCCTGCAGTTACGTTTGCAAATACTGTGCTATTACCAATATAATGAGCTGTCGCATTTATACCGGCATTGGCACCAACATATAGTGCTGTACTAAAATATTGATTAGCACCAGTAAAGTTTAAGTTGCCGCTTAATGTTCTACTATCTGTATTTTGAACATATGAAGCAGCAGCAACAGTGCCCAAATATGATGCGTTGTTTGCAGCAAGAGTTGCAACGTTAGCAGACAAACCTGCGGTCGTTTGATAACCTGAAGCAGCAGTTCCACCTAAATGTGTCGCATTCGATACAGTGCTATTTGCAACTAATAATGTTCCAGAATAATATGTGACTGCGTTAACAACTGTTGAGTTTGCCGTGAATGCTGCCCCAACAGTTAATAACGCAGAGTTTACTGAAGTTGATACATTTGCAAATCCAGTGATAGTTGTGTTGCCCATCGCAGCTGTAGTAACGCCCGATAGAGCTCCTGCAATTGCTAAACTAGAACCGCCTTGGATTGTGGATGTGACGTTAGCAAATCCAGTGATCGTAGTATTACCAGCATCAAGCGTAGTAATGCCAGAAACTGCTCCGCTAAAACTACCTGTATTGGCTGAAAGAACCCAGCGTTGTGTTGAGTTTCCTAATAAAATAGTATTTGATGATGGTGTAAAGCTTGTACCAGATATAACGAGGTTTCCGGATAAAGTTCTAGAATCAGTGTTTTGAACATATGATGCAGCAGCAACTGTGCCTAGAAATGAAGCATTATTTGCGCTGATAGTTGCAATATATGTAGCATTAACATAAACACCTGTAGCGTTTGAAACTATACCTGTATTCGGATTGACAAAAACACCTGTAGAGTTCGCAACGATTCCACTATTAGCGACAACTGATACAGTTCCTGTACTAGTAATAGGACCGCCGGTCATACCATTACCAGTCGCAACAGAAGTCACAGTTCCAGTTGTGGGTGTTGACCAGTATGCGTTAGTACCCGCACCTGATGTTAGAACTTGACCAGCAGTACCTACACTTCCATTAACTGTTATTGTCGTGCCTACGGCAAGCGAATTAACGTTTGAACCGACATAAATTAAGTTTGTGCCGTCAGACGTAAAAAACGTCTTGTCGGTCATATTCAGAGCCAATTCACCCGCAGCAATATATTGACCATTTGCTGAGCTAGTTGTATTAGGCGTTCTTCCAGACGTGGAAGTACGTTTTACTTGAATTCGATTTTGAGCCATGTGGCATCCTCATAACGCAGTATATACTGCAAGGTTAGATCATGTTAAAATGTTCCGGCGTCTATATTATCAAAGCTCAATGTATTTGCAGTAATTGCAACAGATATAGTCGAATTTGCGGTGATATTTGTCTGAGTCGAATTTGCTATAAGAGCACTTGAAGTTATATATGTTTTCAAGCTTGCATAACCATATGATGCTGCAGCAGTATTTACTGTGGCGGATGGAGCCTCTGTTAAGCCAGCAAATAATGCATATGTGCCATCAGTAGCATCTCTAAATAGACCCGTATATTTTACAGTTGCAGTATCCAGATACTGACCAAAGAAACCAATATCAAGAACATCTGTAACTGTGTTATTTGATGCAAATTGTAGCAGCGAATCAGTCGTGGAAAAAGATGTTGTGTTGATGTAAGCAACGGTGCCCGTAACATATAGGTTACCAGACACAGAAAGATCTTTTCCTACTGTGATATATTCTGCGGTAACGTTAGATGAGAATATCTGATTATATCTTAATCCGGTACTACCAAGATTATATGTAACGTTTGCCGCGGGAACAATATTTGAAAGAATAGATCCTGAAATAGCCAAGTTACTAGAAATAACGGTGTTTGTTCCACCGAGTGTATTATTGCCGGTATAAGAACCATTGCGAGACAACGTGTTTGCCATCGCCCAAGTATAAGCATTTCCTGCAGTTGTTTCAGAATATGTACGAAGATCTGAAGCAGTATTACCACCTAGATAACTAGCAGCGTTTGCTGTTAGCGCATTATTAACGTTTAGGTTAGATTCCGTTTTGCCGTTTACGTAAGTAGTAGCGTTTGCTGTTAGAGCATTATTGACATTAAGATTGCCTTCAGTCTTACCGTTTAGATAAGTAGCAGCGTTAGCAGCAAGAGTTGCAACGTTAGCAGATAATCCCGCTGTTGTTTGATATCCTGAAGCGGCTGTTCCACCTAGATGTGTTGCATTAGATACAGTACTATTTGCAACAAGTAAAGTTCCAGCATAATAAGAAACAGCATTAACAACTGTTGAGTTTGCTGTGAAAGTTGTTCCTACAGTATATGACGTAGAATTAACAGTATTAGCTAAAACGGCGCCATTAAATGTAATGGTATTAGAAAACGTTTGTGTATTAGTCCAAGCAAATTGAGAATCAACGTTTGTACCAAGAGACCCAGCATCACGCCAAAAAAGTCCGCCCGATGAATTAGATCCAAGAATTTGACTAGTAGTACCTACTGCGCCATTAGCATATATTGACGTAATAACTGCGTTTGCAACAATGACTTTATCAATTGCAGAAGACGAGTTAGCAACAAGCGCTTGGTTTGCAGTTAACGTACCAGGATATCTAGCCCCGCCAATAGCTACAACGCCAGAACCGTCTGGCAATCCAATGAACAATGTGTTACTTACTTGTGTAAACGCTAATTCACCGTTTGATAATCCGGTAACTACGGCGTTAGAAACCGATCTTTTAATTTGAATTTTATTTGCTGGTGGACCTGACATTTAAAAAATTCCTGAATCTATAGTTGATGTTATAAGTGCTAGTTGTTTTATATGGTATTTATTATCATTGACATCATATTGTATGATAGCACCATCGGATTTATCGGTGATAACAATATCAGTCAAACCTTCTAGTGTTGTAGCCGATCCTGAAGGAGCGGCGAATACGAATTTTTTAGATTCCGCATCATATTTTAAAAATAATCCATCTGCAATTGATGTTCTATCAATGTCATCTAGATAGCGCAAATTAACTTCACCGCCGCCACCGTGCTGCGAATGACGAGAAGCAAAAAGATGAAGATCGACGATTGATTTTTTTATAAGATCTAATTCTCTTCTAAATCCTACAGGAATATCATCTGTTTTTTGTTGTATTTGACCAGTCGCAGTTTTTGAAAGATTTTTAACTGCATCTGTAACGAAATCATCAACTGGAAGTTCTGGTTGTGCTTGTAAATCTTCAAATGTTATTTGTTTTGGTTTAATTGGTTTAAAAGGATTTTTTTCTACAGGAACTACGATCATATCTTCAGTAACACTTTTATCTGGATGATTGACAAAAGGAATTACTTCATTGAGTTCTTCTTCGATTATTTTTTCATATTCGGGTTGTGCAGTAGAAACAAGACGCGAAAGCGCAGCATTCATCTGTTCTAAAAGTTTACGTTCTTTTTCACGCTTTTCTTCTATTACTGCTTTTTCTTTTGCTTTCTTTTCTTCTATTGCCGCTTTTTCTTTAGCTTTTTTAGTCTCTATTTCTTCCAAAAGCTCTTCTGTACCTAAGAGTTTTGCCATGCCCCTAAGCATTTTTTCTTGCTGAATTTCTTTTTGTTCTAGTTTATTAAGCGTGTCTTCGGCCCCAAGAGCCTTAGCAAAATTTTCTAGAAACTTCTTTTCATCCATTATTCAATGACTTTCATCACCGTATCCGAGTTAGATCGAGCTACGACTGAATATCCAAAGTTGGCTAGATAATCAATTGGGCCCGCGTGTGCGTTTTCGCATATAATTACTGGTTTATGCAGTCTAATGTTATTTATCAATCCAGTAATGGCGTGATACTCGCTGCCTTCAACGTCAAGATAGATTAGATCTAATTTTTTAAAAACAATATTGTCTCCTTTGAACATCAGTGTGTTACCGGAAATAGGATCGTCTTCTTTAAAACTTACAGATCCAGTACCTCTATTGTTTTCAACAGGATAATTGAATGTTGCCCATCTATTATCATTACCTAAAACGGCGTTTAACTTAGTTATTCTTTGATCTTTACAATTATGTGATAAAAAGAAAAAGTTAATTGGATCGGGTTCAAATGTTACTACTCTTTCAAATATATTAGAAAGTAGTTTTGGATACATCCCACATGCACCACCGGCCTGTAAGACTGTATCAAATGATTTGCAGTGTTCAAGTATAAGCTCCTTCATAGCTGGCCACTCTTGACTCGGACCAAGCCAAAGTCCTTGGTCGTCCCAAGGCCACAGCCATTCATCAACACCATCAACCATTTCATGTCTAACTTTACATTCGTATCCATTAACACGCTTAAAAGTAAATTGTTCGTTAGACATTTGTTAACCTCTTTGGTATCTTGCTATCAGCACTTGACACACAGGTCTTTGTAGTACATAGCATGGGTTTTGGAAATAAGTTAAATCCGGTTTCGATGTTTCCGAGTGGTTTATCGTGACAACTATAACTTCTCTTAACTGTACCATCGGGTTCTCTAATGATACAAGACTGATAACCAGAGTTACACATCCATCCTTCAAATTTGTTGAAGTTGAAAGCGTTGAATCTTTCGGATTGATCCATGTACCATTTATTGCCGAGCTCATCGGTAAGTTCTACTTGAAAGTCTTGCGGAACTTTACTATCGTTTTCGATAGCTATATCTTCGAGATGGCGCTTTGCTTTAGGCCTAATGATTTGCTTCTTCGTATCTGTGAAGAATCTTTGCGGCATACCATTCCATAAGATCTGTAACATGTGATCTGTATATCCAGGAACTACGACTGAAGCTTTCGGATCACTTTGTGGTTTCAGAGTAACGTTGATTCCGCGATCGTGAAAGTACATCGCCTCTTCGTATAACTCATAGAACCATTCTGGAACCATGACCATGTTGATCGTAACCTGTATGTCCCAACTTTGAAAGAACTCGAGTTTATCAGCAAACTCAGCAACTTTCTCTGGAGTGTTAAGATGTTCTTTGTGAAAAGACGCGGTAACCGAAACACGATTAAAATTCGAAGCGATACGCACATACTTCTCAAAGAACTTCATGCTCTGCGAGCAATTAGACGTCATATGAACAGACGTATAGTTACAGTTTGGAACGTCGTCAGCTAAGTGCTGAAGTATGTCTAAGTACCCAGGATGGAACGTTGGTTCGCCTCCAGAGAGACTGAAGTGATAACTATTGAATCCATTTAACCTAGATTGGCGCTTAATCTCATCGACTGTTTTTAGGCACAGTTCAGTAGATCTATGATCTTTAATCCGACTATGCGCGTATGGCCAGCAATACGAGCAACTATAATTGCAGAATCTACCTAAGATCCAACTGACTACGAATAAGTCACGATAAAGCATAGACCTTTGACCTATACTTACTATCTTGTCTAATGGGATTTTTGTAAAGTCGTAGTTGCTCCAGTTTAATTCATTCATCCCAAGACTCGCACTGCATTTTATCGATGCTTATTTCATTTATTGAAAGATAACTCGGTTGATCGACTATCCATTTTATATACGACGCCGCTTCATCGATGTCTATGCATTGTCTGTCTTGATGCTTATGCTGATTATTTGATAGCGTACCGAAGCTAATGTACGACACCTTCGGACCCGAACTTTTTTGCCAGTTTGAAACGAGACCCATCGTATTGTTCATATCCCTGAGAGCTTTCTTCTCAGTATTATACATCCAAACGCGAGATCCATTCACCTTATCAGTAGTGCTTCCTACATTAATGATGTGGAGTTGGTGTCCTATCTTCGCAGCTGCGTTATAAATTTCTTCAAGAAGAAGCGTCTGATTAAAAGCATGCAGCGCAGAGTTGTTTATGAATACATCATACTCTAGAGAAACCATCGCAATATGCTCGCGAATCTTTTTCTTGGTTATATCGTGATCGTTGTGTCTGCTCACGAACATGGCTTCTGGATAAATCTTATATAAAGACTTAGCTAAACCAAACTCTGGGTTACCAGTGATCAAGATTTTCATACACGTATCCATTATTCATGAGCAGTTGCTCGTTCATTAATTTATATCTATTCAACAGTTTAGCATCAAAGTTGCAGTCAAATAAAGACTCTAGTTCTTTTGCGTATTTAAGTCCATCTTCTGTCATTAACCTATCAACGTACACGGGCGTCTCAGTTTCATGTGGTTCGCTGTGTAAGTTATCTTTAAAGAATTCGTAAGCAGAAGTGTTCTTATAGTATTTAAGTATCTTATATTCGAATAAGAAATCGTATAGCGGTTTATTGTTCTTATTCTCTAACGTGAGAAAAACGTTAAGTGATCCTGGAAATATCTCTTGAAGAGGAAGAAAATTTTGATGGTTACAATAATGCGTATTAAAAACAGTTTTCTTATCGTATAAATGCGAAAACTGATGTCTTAGGTTATCACTTAAGTTTTCTCTAAAGTCTTCGCCTTGTAACTGAATGTAATAGTAACACTGTCTTTTAGCAAACTTCGTGTCTTGACTGAAGAAAAAATCTCTATTCTTTTGCGAATCGTGCATCCCAACTATGATATCGAGATTCTTTACGCCAAAAGCTGAAATTATTCCGGGAGTTGTATAAGTTGCAGTGAGGCTTTTGGACAGATTCGGCCGCGTATTGGTTATTAAACAAGCTATTAAGTCGCCATGATAACCGTGAGGATAGTTTATGGTTATGAGATTATTGTGAAGCACCGTGAATATCATTCATAAATTTATTGATCTTTTTTATATTTTCAAGATTAGTGTGATCAAAATCGGGTTCTATTTCAAGATACTTTGCCATTATAGATCTATTCAATTCTCGATAATTTTTTATTTTATTTCTATCATATTTTATTTCAGCGTTCATTATATTTGAAAAGATTGCTTCCATCTCTTCAATATAACTGGCGTCATAGTCAAATAAGAATCTATCTATGTAAATCTTAGTTTCATTAGATCCTGGAAGATCTTTAAAATACGACCTTTGAAAAGTGGATAATAATCCAGAATTAAATGAATTCCAAATCTTCATTGATTCTTTTATATCGTTATTATATAATTTTCCATAGAATTTATGATAACCAAGAAGTCGAAAATACTTATTAAATCTATCATCTGAGCAAACGATAGTTAAATTATTAGATTTAGGAAACATATTGCTTAAATAAAACTCAGGAATCCTATTGTCTGATGTAGTGTGTGGCAGAATTACAAAGTCTTTAAGATTACCTGGAATTATAGATCTACAGAATTCTTGTACGTTTTTTATAAAAACATCACGATCTTTATCGTAACATACTAAATATATCTTTGATAGTTGTTCGTACCGAAGTTCTGAGAACCCAAAGTTTTTATTAATATGTGCATTGTAATCAACTAATGTCTGAAAAAGATCGTGATTATAATAAATGTGAGTTAGTAAGTCAAAATCTTTAAATGTTTCCCCATCATATATTAAGCACGGAAGACTTTCATTTGTTGGAATGTGCGTAGCTTTTGTTACTCTATCATCAAGAAATATTTCTCTGTTATAATAACTATTATATGCTAAAGAACAGATGAAATCTCCACAGAATCCACCTACAAAATTTACGGTTATAAGCTTTGACCAATCTTCCAATATTCAAATCACTCTGGCTTTTTAAATCTTGTATTGTTCAAGATTGCATTTGACACTGTTTTAGGAACTAACTTAGCAATAGGACGTCCAGCTTTCTGAAGAACGATGCCTTCGCCGGCTGATTTTTTACCATCAATATGTGTTTGCATATCCGGGTGTTCAACGCCTTTAAGAACATGTTCAGTAGCTTGCTCAAGATGGTGGTGAATATCGAGAGACCGTTGAAAGTGACTAGCGTTCTTATCAACGTGAGATATTAAAGATGCATGCTCAGCAACTTTTCTTTCTTTAGCAGCTGGAGTCTTTACTTTACCCGCTGCTTTAGTACCTTCACCTTCAAGGTGCTTCTTGTATCCATTTACAGATGGAGTCTCGCCTTTACGGGTAGTTCTATTAATATAGGTTGCAAAGTGCATCTGATGCTCAGGCGTGAGGTGCTTTGAGGTGTGACCAGTCAAAAGTGCTTTAGCCGCATTCAGGTGATGCTCAGTTGCTGCACGATCTTTCTCAGAATAGGTGCTCGGCTCTGGATGATACTCGTGCTCAGGTGTAAAGATATTAGGCGACTTCTTAGTAGCGCCTTTAGAAAGTGCTTGTGCCTTACCATCTTTATATTCGGTATGAAGAGCTATACCCAGAGGAGCTTTAGTCTTAGCCTTATAGGTAATCCTATTAGGCGTCATAGACGTGTGTTCGCCTCTTTTGGTAGTCTCATCAGAAGGCGTATAAAGCATATCACCTTGTACGTGGTGACCTTTATTAACTACTTCGTGACCATGCGTGAGAACATGTTTGAGAGCAGCTGCATATCCTGGTGCGTGACCAAAGTGTTTATCAATCTCTTCTGGGGTACGAGCAACTACGCCGCGCACAAACCTGTGTTTGTCAGAAACCCCCACGCCTTTTTCGTCATGGATAATGTGAATAGATGCACCGCCATCAGTTTTAAGTGAGGCTTTTACCGGGTTAGATTTTCCCATTCTTGCATTGTGAAATTGACGAATTAGATCGTGCCCAAGCATATGATGCTGAGGTGATTCGTGTTCAATAGCTTTAGCATGAGTGAGATGGCCTAGTTGCTCACTTTCAATTGAAGTGCCAACGGCTTTGACTTCTGTAATGAATGATTGAAAGGTGAGCATTTAGTGTCCCAGCGTCTTTGCTATGTTTTTTGCACCTTCATCGGTGCCGATATTAATTGGTGATTTATCGAGTTTAGTAATTCCAAACTGAACAGTTCTTTTATTTGCGTTGTCAGTCTTCTGACGAACTCTAAACCGTCCCTCACCTTTTAATGCTGGCAACCCTAGTTTATGTCTATCTGTCTTCTCACTCATGCCTGCTCTATAGGTACCATGCGTATCGATGTGCACAGCATCTACATGGTGATCTCTCATATAAGAGTGAGCTGGACTAAGATCGGTATGATCTGAATGGAATCCACTCTTGTTCGATGTACCGTGCGGTTCCGTGTCATTGAGATGTTGTAAAAGATTCTTCTTTTTACCATTAATAGTAACGGTTGCGTTCTCTACGTGTTTAGCGTATTCTGGACGCTTTGCTCTAGCTTTATCGTCAATGTGCCACTTTCCGGTTTCCGGATGTCTTGACAATGTGATCTGCCCAAACGCGGTAGTTTTAATATCTGATTTGTGTTCGCCATGAAGACCAGATTCATTCTCAGAGTGTGTACCAGCAGAACCGGGGATTTTACTTTGTTTATTACCGCGTTTATCGATCAGATGGAAGTCGTTACCCGCAGTTGAACCAGCACCGCCGCCTGACATAAGACCAAGTTTATTTAGATGAGATACGAGCTTTCCTTCTTGCTCTAAACCTTTGTTATTTGCAACGGTTGGTTTATTCAACTTATTAGTCGGGATAGTGACTTTTTGATTAGACCCAGCCTTAGATACAACTACGTGATGAACACCTTTTTCATCTACGTTATGACTGTGAATAGTTACGCTGTCACCGGCTGAGATTCCACTATGACTTGAAGCCATCGTGTGTGTACCTTCTGCGTGCTTAGAACCACCTGCAATATATGGCGTGATGTATTTTCCAGTATGTCTTTCGGCAGATTGCCCACTGGCTAAAATAGTAGCTTCTTCTAAAAAGTCTTTAAAAAGTTTCATGCTGTGTCTCCAGACAATATCTTATTCTCTATTTATCTTTTCGAGTGAAAACATCTTTCATTTCCGGAAACGTTTCGGCAAAGCTTATTCCACGTTGGTTATCGCATAATTGTAGAAACTCTTTAGTCTCTTGAAGGCGTACGCTCCAGTCATCAGCTTCCATAAAATCGAGGATGCTGTATAATGTTTTAACACCATACTTATTATCTCTCCATTCATCGAAAGTCGTGTCGCCTTTGACGCCGAGCTTCCAATTAGCTTCCCACCATGGAATGAATTCCTCATACTTCTTTCTTATTTCAGCTTTAAACCATGCGGGTAAAACTTTGACGTTAAGGTGCGCAGGATGATAAACGAAGTGAAAGTTTACGCCACCACCCGTTTGTGGGAAGACGTTAATCTTTTGAAAGTTCTGCTCAAGTTTCCATTTGATAAACTCAGGAAGGTAGTAAACATTCAAGAACTGAACGGAACATGCAATAGTTACTTCAGTGTTGTCAGGCGACTCTTTATCAAGGATGTGGAAAACTTCCTGAGTTCTCTCCCACTTAGACGGATAGCGGATATATTCATTTCTCGCAAAGATGTCATCGACTGAATAGTGAAACCTCACGAGTTTAAACTCTTTCCATAGATCAAATAGATCTTCTCTCCATTCGACAGCATTTGAGTTATATCTAATCTCGAGATTCTTAGCATGACCAAGCTCAATGCATTTTTCTAGAATAGAATAATGTTCTTCGATGATTGTGCTCTCACCACCTGCAAAATAGATCTGTTGCATGTGTGGTATTTGTTCGTAGAATTGATTCCAGAAAGTTGGGTTATTCTTGTGCCAATTATAACTAGATCCATTATATGAACCTTTATTATCCCACGCCATATTCTCTTTAAGGGATTTGTTCTTAACTTTCGAAAACATAGTTTTGTGATCTTTAATCCAACTTGAACTATCGTGCGGACTACACATCACGCAAGCCAGTTGACATTTATTGCCAAAGCGAAGATCGATGTATACTAACTCGGGAGGAACGGATCCGTCCCATTCAGTATTGTCAACTAGTCTTTCAATGTCAACACGCTTTGACCAATACTCGGTCTCCCACTTGCGTTTGCTAACATATCCGGATGCTTCTTCTTTGAAGCACTTCAAGCAAGATGCGGGCTTTTCGCCATCGAGCATCTGCGTTCGAATGTTCTTCATATACGTAGAGTTCCAGCTCGATAAAAAATCTGAGATGTTTAAATTATTAGGTTTTCCATTTTCAGTTTTTAGAATGCCAACCTGACCGCCATGAATTTTATCATTAGTTGGCCCAACGGATGAAGCGTTTGCTGTACAGCAAACGCGCATTAAACCATCGGGTCTTGTGCTAAGGTGAATCCAAGGAAGAATGCAGAATGTATCAGACGGGAGCTTTTTCAATGTAACTATTAAACCTATGATCTAAATCGATGATGTGAGTTTTTCTGACTTTGTCTAAAGCAGCAGCAAATCCTTTGAAAGATGCGTGAGCTTTTTCGTTAAATGAAGCACTTTCTAGTATGTACATAAGCTCAGCGCAATCTATGTTCTTTAGCTTCTTCATATTTAAAGAGTTAAGTGCGTCATCAATATGCTCAGGAAGAATAGCAGATAGACTAGTCACCGCATCGTCAGAATCCATGAAGTTTACTTGGAATTTATGACCACTGAGCATTAGGCTGTCAAACCAGTCTATGAGTGGATTCAATGAAAAAATGTTGAATGGTGTAAGAACAACATTAAAACTAAATTTATTGTTTTTGTTTTGCATAAAATTTAAGATGTTTTTCTCAGTCTTTTTCCATCGAGCGTTAGTTCTTATATAATCGTATTCGGCGCCAATTGCATCGACGCTAAATGTAATTACAATCTTTTCAAACCTATTAAGTAATTCAATAAATTTGGGATTTGAACTAGTTCCGTTTGTAGTTATTTTTAATGTTGGTTTTGGATTAAATTTAGATACAACATCGATGAATTTCCATATACCAGGATCAATAGCTGGTTCACCGCCAATGATTTTAATTTTAACCAAATTAATTTCTTGAATGTACTCAATCATTTGATCATGTATATCAAGATCATCTTTAGGTCTTCCAAACCATTCAATAAGTTCTGGATTAGCTTTGACTTCATTTTCAATAGAACTTGACGCGCCAGGTCCACACATTCTGCATTTTAGATTGCAATGGTTCGATGGTCTATAATCTAGAATCATCGGTCCTGTTAATTTCGAAATGTCAGGCCTTTCAAGCGCGTTATATTCATTATTCCAATATTCAACATCGCTCTGCAAACCAAGCGAAACTTTCTTCATGCATATAGCGCAACTATCTGGAAACTTACCTTCGAGTAAGTCTTTGCGTATTGCAGATAAATCTTCGCCGGTCCAGAATTGCTTCGGACCGGCGGCTTTAAAAGTTTCTGATTCGCAACAAGGCGCGTATCCATTTTTAGTAGATACATACATACCAATAAATGGTGCGTAGCAAAGTGGTTTCATTTATTTCTTTCTAAACATTAACCATCAAAAACTAAATCTTCATGAGAGATCTCATTTTTTTTAGCCCATTGAACAACTAGTCCGATTGCACGACCATTAGCTTCTATTTCCCAAGGTCTATCCCAATAATCGATTTTAGTAGAGTCAACTCTTTTTCCGTTGAACTTATAGACTTTAGGTTCATACACGAGCTCGTAGTATTCGCCTTTTGCCCATTGTTTTACGTGAATCATCTCATGCGCAATAGTATTTAACAGAAGGTTAATCTTTTGTTCTGGCTCAATTTGAATTGTAAACTCATTACCTCTGCGATGTTCGTCTTCCCATACGCAATTACCAAAGCTGTTTTCATTTTCAAACAATCCTTTAACAAAGTGAATGTCAATGTGCATCTTTAATTGCTTCTGCTTCGTAAAGAACTTGTCTAAAATGAATTCAGACAGTGACTTGCAATGCTTAAAAGACTGTTTATCGATGAGTTTAGTATTCTTAAACGTAATCATTTTTCAGTTAGGTTCAATTCTTTAAGCGATGGAAATTCCAAGATTAGATTATTCCAACACTCGGTTGCTACTTCTCGGTGTTCTTTCTGCGTGCCTGACGCCATTCGAAGTTGACAATAATGAATCCATGAGCGAACAGATCCAGTCATATACATGCGGGATACAGTCAATCCTTCCGGCAACACAACTCGCGCTTGTTCTTTAGCAATATTATGATTAATCGCCCAATCATATGCTTTGGTGGCCATAGCAATTACAGTTTGTTGTGCCGCAGCCCATTGATGCTGCAATTCTTCATCGTCTGTTTCAATCGAGTTTTGACGATTCTTTGAGTCCTGTAATCGAGCTTCGCGACTAACAAAACCTAAGTCTTTCGTGGGATCTGCATAACGCTGAGAAAACTCTTGGAATGAGAATGAACGATGTCGCAGAATCTGTCTTGCAATGTCACGTGTAGTATTAATTTCCATCACTACGTGCGCCATCTCAAGTGGTGACCAGTGATCATTATTGATTAAGTAACTAAGAAGCTTTGGAGCAGACTCATGATTTTTTTGATTATCTGGATTTGAAACCCTTGCAACATAGGCAATGAATTCATCTACGCTAATATTATCATCTTTAGGTTTAGTAACGGCTACGACTTCTACTTTCATTCACGTCTCCAATAATGGTGATTCCGGGAGGATTCGAACCTCCGACCTTGAGATTAGAAATCTCTTGCTCTATCCAGCTGAGCTACGGAACCATAAGAATCTTATATTACAAGTATATATAGTACAGTGGTAAATGTCAATGGTTATTATGAGAAACGCACAAATAATCCCAAAATGCAAGACTGATGGGGAACACCAGATCACCGCAACCGGTCACTGGGTTCCATGCTGCAATGTTCCCCAATACGATTCTAAATTTAAAGAACTAATCTTTTCTGGCGAAGACTTTAAAATAAAGTCTGTGTCAGACTTAGGTAAGTTCCATAAACAACCAGCTTTTTTAGAGTGGATTGGAAACATAGAATCTGGCATATCAGAAGCACCAAAGTTTTGTAAACTCAAGTGCTCGAAGCAGGTAGTCGACGCGGGTAAAGAAAATCCATTTATGATTACTAATGGGCAGGAAATTGAATATGGCTAAAACAGCATCTCTTGAACTCACTACCAGATGTCGTCTCGAGTGCCCCAAGTGTGAACGCACAATCATGAAAAAGAATGAGAAACTGCCCAACGTCGACATGACTATGGAACTTGTCGACTTCTACTGCGCTTCTAATTTCAATAAGATCATCCTCAGTGGTTCTTATGGAGATCCAATATATCACCCAAACTTTCTTGGGATAGTAAAGAAGCTAAAGTCAGCGGGTAAGAGTGTTTGGATCTCGACTAATGGTTCCGGAAAGACTAAAGAATTCTTTCGCGAACTTTTCGCGATGCTTGACATCACTGACCAAGTTAACTTTGCGATCGATGGATACTACGGAAGTGTTGGCGGTTATCGCGTTAATTTTACTGATGAAGATTTTGAGAAAGTTATTGATATTCTTGAAATGGGTTCAAAAGAATTCGATGTTAGAATTCGTTGGCAATACATTCCATTCTCGTTTAATGAGCAAGATATAGAAAAAGCCCGCAATCTCGCTCATTCAAAGAACATTCACTTTATGATTAAGAAGTCGACGAGATGGGATGGCCCCGACGACCCAATGATGCCCAAAGATAAAAGTTTAGTTGGTCAGTTCTACTTAAACCATCACGAGTTCATTGACTCATAAACTCAGTCCCACAGAGACTCATAATATTTTCCAAACAAACGGAAGCCGTTGGTCATCCGCTTTTGAAGGTCTTTGTAACTGTCGTCATACAAATAGTCATTTTTAAGTTTCCACTCAAATGCCCAAATCATCTCGTCAAGCACATAGGTCCAACGCTTCTCGATCAAGTTGTCATGGTCTGGGTTATCAGGATTTCCAGGATCTGGTGTATACTGCAGCTCTGGTGAAACATCGTCGTTGTCAACATATGCTGAACCGTGCTTGTGTTGTTTGAGTTTCTTCAACATAGGCAAAATGATAAGAGCAAGAGTATCATCCATGCTCCACACATCATAGTCATCAATACGAACCTTGATCTTTTGTTCTTTAAACAGGTCAAAGACTCTGTTGATTGTATTGTTGTAGATCCAATCCAAGAAGTTTTCATACTTCTCTAGTAGGTGCTCAAACGTTGTGGTGCTGTCAGTCCAGTCGTGATTATACTTTTTGTTCATATAACCATAATGGATATGGCTCGACCAACGTCGACGATAAGGTCCGATAAAAACACGCAAGATTATTTTCCTTTCATTTTTGTCCAATGTATACTTTCATTTCTTTTCCTTGCTAA